GTTTGAGTACGTCATAATCTGTATAGTTATTAAATGCGCCTATGATTAGGTCTTTTTCCGCCATGGGTATTCTCCATTCATTCTCTGTTTCATCACTTCATTTCCTTCAATAAAGAAAACATCCTGTACCGAATCTGCTCGACTGGCTACTCTGTAGTTTACAGTATACTCACCATTCGTGTCAAATTTTTTAAAATTCTGCATCATAAATGGAGATAGAATTCTATCAACTTCTGGTTGTTCCTGTGGATGCCTTGCACGGCGATACCAATAAGGAGAGAAATGAATTGCCGCCATCTTCGGAATCATAAAGCAATTCACATCAATAAATTTATCATTGATAACCGAGGTCCATTTACCAAGAGATTCACAATCGTCATTACATATGTATGTACCCTCTTGTGATACAATTTTTCTGAGCGAATAAGCCCATTCATTGCCATGTTGAATAACGTCAACAAGTGATTCGATATGATGGTCTTCGTACCAATTATCTTGGTCGAGAAAGCAAAGATAATCTCCGTTAGCAATATACGACATTGCACCATAGATTCGATGGCCATTATATTGGCTATGTCCGGTATTGTAAGGTAGTTGCATTAGTATGGCTTGTGAGCCTTCTAACATACCTTGCGTGACTTTAGAATATTGTGGACCATCGGCCACCACAATATGTTCTATATTTGAATATGTCTGTTTGCTTACAGACGCCAACACATTATATAATTGATGACTACCTGTTGTGGGGGTAATCACCGTCACCAGTGGTTTCATAATTTAACTCCGTGTTACTTTTAGGATTCTTTCAATTTGCGCTTCGATGACCGGTTTACGATTTGGCCATTTAATGATAGGCTGATCGGCTGTTTTCAACAACTTCATCAAGAAAGGTAGAATTAGTTTTTCAACTTCTGCCAATCTGGCTTTGTATTGTTCTACTGTATCTTCTTTCTCGGAAATGATTGAGTTGTATTCTTCTTCATCTGTAGCGGTGAAGCCAAAATCAAAGTCGTCATCATATTCACTGAGAATTTTTTGGGTATCTTTATCTAATGGCATATTAAATGAAACATGAAAGGTTTAGTTGGTCTTTTTTAATTGTAACAGATTTTCCATCAACTGGCGCTATGTTGAATGGTGATTTTTTACCGGCGGGTATTGAGAATTGCATTTCAAAAGTGAATTGATAATTACCACCACCTTTGTATTGTACACGGGCACGATACGTTGCCTTAGCTGATTTACCAAACATTGGTACATCTTTCAATTTTAATGGGTTTTTAGAACCCATTAAATAGAATCCGTGTGTACCAACATTTACGTAGAACGTATCCTTTTTGTTGTAGTATTGTTCAATTTTGCTTGCCGCAATTTCACCACGAATATCTGCAAATGTGTCCCTATCTCTTTCATACCTTTGTTGGTTTGTTAGTTTACCGGCAGTAGATTCCCACAACAAATCTTTATCTCTTTTGAATGGAATTTCTTTCCATTGTTTTTTTATGATATCAAAAAGACCAACTTCTTCAGCCAAATCTGCAATGAATTGTTTTTCATCATCTTCTTTTTTTATATCACCAAATTTCCATGGTTTCTTTTTATCTTTACTGTCATACTTTAACACAAGAGAGCCGGCAGATGCGGCAGTAATTTTCAACTCACAACCAGCCTTCTTCTTATTGTATTCAAGCATCAGATCCGGTTGGTCATGTCCTGCACCAGCTGGAACAAAAGATTTAGGAACAAACCCCAAAGGTTTTAGTATATTTGCGGCATTCACTTCGTATTGAAAACCTTGTTGTGCGGCCATTTTTAAACACTCCAAATGAAAGTATTTATACTTTGAACCCACCGAAATCTTTTTTCTTGAAGTTACCATTTTGTTGCGGTCTTTGTGTTGGATTATGTCCTGCATCAGCTAAGCCAGATTGTGCATCTTGTTCTACATCATACAGCTTCATCTTAGACCTGTCAACACCCAAAACAAATCTTTTATGTGCTGTTGGATCCGAGTAACGATTCTTCAACTGCTTCACCATAATTTGATTCAGTGCTTCAAGTTCTTCCGAAGAAATCAATGCAAACATCATGTCGGCGGTTGCTGGCAAACCGAAACTTTCACTTGTATCTTCGAGTCCGGGGTCGGATGAAGTAAAACCGGACCGTGTTGTTTGTGTAGCAGAAACAATTGGTACTCCGAATTCAACGGCAAGTCCTCGCAATTCTTCTGCAATGGATTTAACATAAGTGTAGGAGTTGATGTTTGCACCTGCTTTAATCCTTGATGAACAACAAATATTAAGATAATCAATGAAGATAATATCAGGTACAAAATTCTTCTTAAGGTTAAGTTCATTTAATAAGGTTCTAAAGTGTGTTGCTGATGCAGATGCGGTTGGATATTCTTTAATAATCAGTTTACCCGTAGTCATTTCTTTGACACGTTTAACCTTTTTATCATACATGTCTTTAGGTAACTGCATCAAATCATCAATAGACACATTCAATAAATTTGCATCTATACGTTCTGCAATTTTCTCCTCAGCCATTTCCATAGTGATGTAAAGTACATTTTTACCCTGTGACATAGCACCAGCGGCGACATGACACATAAAAAGAGACTTACCAACACCAGTGCCAGCCAAGGCGATATTAAGGGTTTTCTTAGGTAGACCGCCCTTCGTGATTTTGTTGAAGTAGTCGAGGTCGAACGGAATTCGTTCTTCTGTTCGGTGATAGAATTCATATCGCCCATCAGAGTCCTCCAAGTAATCGTGACCAACAGAGTTATCGAAACTTACTGCAAGTGCATCGGATAGAATTTTAGGAATTGCACCTTTGTCATTCGTCTTATCTTTACCATCAAGAATGGAAATAGAATTTAAGACTGCATTATAAATGGCTTTTTCCTGGCAGAACTTTTCAGTTTTGTCGATGAGCCAACTGTTATCAGTTTTTTGTTCCGTCTTTGAAGATTGTTCAATTTCCTGTAGATAAGTTTCGCACTTCTCCACTTCTTCATTTGTGAGATTACGCCTTTCTTTGATGGCCAATGTAATCGCTTCAACTGATGGTGTACTATTGTAAGCATTTGTAAATGATAAGATTTCATCATAAATTACCTTTTCGGACCTGTCTGTGAAGTATTCATCTTTGAGGAACGGTAAAGACTTCCTCAAATAATCTTCATTCGTTATCAGGTTCCTCAGAATAGTCTGTTCCAACTTCATCAATAATTCCTTTATCAATATTATTTGACATGATACTAACCAAAACATCACCAATGTGATTCTTGAAATTCATGTCAGTTTCAAGTTCTTCTTTTACAAAAGGAGTCTCTAATACATTATACACGAATTGGAGATAAATGGCACCATCTTTCTCCTCCTCAAACTTCACTTTACCATATTGATAAACGGTATCGATGTATTGTCCAGATAAAAGTTTGATACCAACTGTTGTTTCTTCCGTTTCTGGAATTTCATAGTTGAAATCTACACCTTCTTTAAGTTGTTTCATCTTCTACCTCAATTTCGTTTTGAATGATTTCGCCTGCGGCAACACGATATTTGTCTTCAATGAATTTACGGAAAGATTCGTTCTTCAAAATTGGAATCCAGAATTCTTTGGTATCTGTGTCTTTGATACGATATTTTTTTTCTTCTACTTCGCCGGAGGATACATCCACTTTGCTATACCACCCGTTTGAGGGTTTGATGACATGTCCGGATTCCAGCGCAATATCAAGTAAGCCTGACCAACGGCTAATGCCACCGTCAAAAGATACAGAAACAGGGATTTTAGATTTTTCTTTGACATATCTACTCTTTTCTACGTTGATAATAAAATTGTAACCAACAACCTCGGTGCCTTCTTTTTCTTGTTGACGACCAATGATAAAGATATTATCAGCAGAGTAATAAGAACCTGTACCACCACCAACAATATCTTTAGGATACAAACCAATTTCTTTGTACGTGTGATTCACAACAACCATTGGAATATCTTTGAGTGATAGGTGTGGAGTGACCATACGGAACAAAGACTTAACTTGTTTTGCACGGCTCATATCTGCAACAGATTTACCTTCAAGCGCATCATCAACTTCTTTCTTGGAAGCTAAGTTACCAATTGAATCAATGATAATAATAAGTTTGTCTGTTCGTTCCAGATTCGTAAGTTGTTGCATAATATCAAACTTCAATTGTTCAATATCTGTAAGAGGTGTGTGAAGTACCCTGTTAGTATCGATACCGAAACTATCAAAATAACTCTGTGGAGTACCGAACTCAGAATCATAAAAAAGAAGTGCGGAGTCTGGATATTTGTCAAGATAAGATTTCGCCATTAAAAGTGAAAATGCGGTCTTGAAGTGCTTGGAAGGACCTGCCCACATTGTAAGACCTGGAGTTAAACCACCATCCAATTTGCCAGACAACGCAACGTTGACAATGGGAACGGAGGTGGAAATCATATCTTTGTCTAAAAAGAATTTTGATTTTGCCAAAATGGCCGAATCCTTAATAGAACTGTTCTTTTTAATTTTGTCCAAAATGCTCATAATTTTCCTTTAATCGAATAGTGAGTTTGTGCGTTCTGTTGTCCAGTCCATACAATCAAGAATAACTTTAAT